TAATCGACGGAAATAACGGTTCTTCAGGTGGCTCGTCTTCAACGTCTAGTGAGCCTTTACCTGTTAAACGTCAAGAAGATATTGATGCAGCGTTTGCTGATTTAATGAAAGCGTAACCTAACGCCTGGCGGTACCATACATGAAAAAAGGTGTAGAAGCGTCTCAACTTGATGAATTTGAAAAAGAATTAATTTCATCACTAAACAAAGAACACAAAGACAGAATTGCATATAATCTTGCTTATGATGTTGCACCAACAAATATTCATCGTTGGATATCTACCGGTTCACAATTACTAGATTATATTATTTCCAATCGTCGCAACGGTGGTATTCCCGAGGGCCGAATTATAGAAATTTTCGGCCCTCCTAGCATCGGTAAATCACATATTGCCTTACAGGTTGCAAAATCTGTTCAAGCAATGGGCGGCATATGCGTATATATCGATACAGAAAACGCAACAAGTATTGAAAACCTAGGAATGTTGGGTATCAATATTAAGAAACGTTTTGTATTTATTGAAACATCATGTACTGAAGATATATTTCAAACAATTGAATCTATCATTACAAAATCAGAAATAATAAGTAAAAAAGTACCCATCGTAATCATTTGGGATTCTGTTGCTGCATCATCACCTAGAGCCGAACTTGATGCAAAATACTCAAAAGACTCAATTGGATTACAAGCCCGGGCAATGTCGAAAGGCCTTAGAAAAATTACAGGTGTAATTGCTAATAAGCAAGTTACACTTTTGTGCCTAAATCAAACACGAACTAAAATTGGTGTAATGTTCGGAGATCCAATGACCACACCAGGAGGACATGCTTTACCATTCCACGCATCTACAAGAATAAAACTAACAGGTGGTGGACATATTAAAAACAAAGATGATGAAATTATCGGTGCTAAAGTTACTGCAAAAACAATAAAAAATAAAGTTGCATTTCCACAACGAAAAGTAACATTTGAAATCCATTTTGGAAAAGGTTTATCAGAAGCAGAATATATTTTTGATATCTTAAGAGAAAGTCCAAAATTTGTTAATGGTACAAAAACAATAGACATAAGTGGTGCTGGAGCTTGGAAAAAACTTGAAGTTATTGATTCACAAACCGGTGAAATGATAACTGAAAAGAAGTTTTACAAGGCAGAATTTGGTCAACTAATGAAAGACAAGAATTACGCACAATATATAGACGACTTTTTAGAACACGTAATGATTAAAAAGTTTAACATTACCGATGAAAGTGAAAAAAACGATGACAAACACGAATTATAAATTTACATTTATTCCCATAACCAAAAGTGAAGATGCAAAACTTCCTTTACAAGAAGAAGGTAATGTCGGATTTGACGTATCCTCTGTTGATACAGGTACAATAGTCCCAGGTGGCGTTGGTAAGTTTCAAACGGGGTTGCGTTTAGCAGATGACATATATTCAGACAATTTAACTACTGTTGCTTTTATGAAAATTGAAGGCAGATCTGGACTAGCAGCGCGGGGAGTGTTTCCTGTTGGCGGAATTATTGATCCCAGTTATAGGGGTGATATTACTGTCATGTTGCACAATAGTACCAAAGAACCATTTGTAGTCAACGAAGGCGATAGGATAGCACAGCTTATATGTTATACAACAATTGCAAACAACAATTTTCATAAAGTTCGTTTTGTTGTCGCCGAACAAGCTACCACAACTAATCGTGGCGAGCAAGGATTTGGTTCTACTGGCATGAAATGACACTAGCACACATCGACGTGCGGCCTGTCGTACTTATTGACGGGTTAAACGTATTTATGCAAATGTATCATGCATTTCATTGTACATCAACAGACGGTCAAGAATATGGAGGTACAGCAGGTTTTTTAATATCTTTAAATCGTTATGTAAAAAACATGATGCCCTCAAATGTGTATGTCATTTGGGAACATGGACGCTCACCAACTAGACAGGCAATTTATACCGAATATAAACAAAATAGAAAAAAATATGACGGTGAGGCACATAATAATAAAACTAATCAGTTATTGCAACTAGTAAGGATCTTATATCATACGCCTGTTTGTCAGGTTTTTATTTCGAAATGTGAAGGTGATGACGTCATAGCACGTCTTTGTAACGATAGTTTTAAAGAACATAAAAAAATTATTGTATCAACTGATAAGGATTTTTATCAGTTATTGGATGATAATACAACGATATATTCACCAGTAACAAAGGTTTATGTAAATTCACATATTGTTAAGCACAAATATAATATTGCTGCAGAAAATTTTGCTATTTATAAAGCATTAAACGGTGATCCTTCAGATAATATCAAAGGCATAAAAGGATTGGGACAAAAAAGAATTTTAAAGTTCTTTCCTGATATGAAAAACAAAAAATTATGCTTAAACGATATCCGCAACTTGTGTTTAGAAAAACAAGATACAAATAAAGCTTATTTAAAAATATTAAATGATTTCAATAATATTGAAACCAATTTGTCAATTATACAGCTACAAAATACATTATTAACCGATGAACAAATTAATACATTGAATGATATAATTAAAGAACACAGACCAACGCTAAATTATGAAAAATTTATACATTCATTAATTGCGTGTGGCTTTTCAATTAATCATGAATCGCTAATTGAATCTATGACCCATTTATGCAATGCATACTAAAATTATGAATACACAACAAATATCTTTTAATCAATTTGGTAAGACTTTTCAAGAAAAAATTGTCCAAGCATTAATTGTTGATAAAAAATGGGCACAACATATGTCAGAAATAATTGACGTTGAATATTTTGATCTTGAATATCTGAAATATTTAACTGAAAAATATTTTGCATATTTCTACAAATATAAAGATTTTCCAACATTGCCACTATTGATCACAATTGTTCGTGATGATTTTAAATCTAATAACAATACTGCATTATGCGATCAGGTCATAGCGTATATACACAGAATAAAAAGTAATCCTGACGTAAGTGATTTGAGCTTTGTAAAAGATAAAACATTTGATTTTTGTCGGCGACAAGCGTTTAAAGGTGCACTTGAAGAGGCGATCGATCTCGTACTTGTCGATAAATATGATGATGTCATTCATAGAATGAAAAAAGCTATTACCGTTGGGGTACCATTTAGTGTCGGTCATGATCTATTTGAAGATCTTGACAAACGATTCTTAACAACAACCCGCAGTCCTGTTGCCACGGGTTTGACAAAACTTGATAGTAAACATATTCTCAACGGTGGATTAGGAAAAGGAGAACTTGGTGTTATATGCGCACCTACAGGGGTTGGTAAATCACATTTTTTAACCATGCTGGGTGCTAATGGTTTACGAAACAAAAAAAATGTCTTGCATTACACGTTTGAATTATCTGAAGTTATAACAGGTATACGATATGATTCGAATTTATGTAATATGTCATCAACCGATGTACCTTTTTCAAAGAAAGACATTCAAGAAAAATATCAAAAAATGACTCCTAATCTAGGGCGGATTTTTATTAAAGAATATCCTGCAGGTTATGCTACAATTAATACGCTTAAAGCGCATCTAGATAAACTGCAATTAACCAAAGATTTCATTCCAGACATTATTTTGATTGATTATGCAGATATAATGCGTTCAACACGTAAATACGATTCATTACGACATGAATTAAAACTAATTTATGAAGAATTACGTAGTTGGGCTACTGAAATAGGAATACCAATTTGGACTGCTAGTCAGATTAACAGAGAAGGTTCAAATCATGATGTAATTGAACTTAAAAATATCAGTGAAGCTTATGGCAAAGCCATGGTTGCAGATTGTGTTTTATCCCTCTCTAGAAAGCTAGCAGACAAATCAAACGATACAGGGCGCCTATATGTTGCCAAAAACAGAGCAGGTAGAGACGGAATGGTTTGGACTGTCAATATCGATACTGCTAAATCAAAATTTGAAATAATGAGTGAATATTCATCAATCGACGCAGCGCAAGAAGAGTCTGGTAACGATATGGAAAAAATGTTGAAAAACAAATGGCGCCAATTAAGAGATGATCCTGTTGTTGATTTGAAGAAAGTTATAAATTCTTAATTTTTACTTGTTAACTTTAATGTATGGCCAAGTTAAAATTCTAATAAATAGCACATAATTTTTCATGGATACTGAAATCTATACTTACGATGAAGCATACGAAGCATCATTAGCTTATTTTTCAAACGACGACTTGGCGGCTACTGTATTTTTAAAAAAATACGCGCTTAAAGACAACAATGGCAACATTCTAGAAAAAACCCCGTCTGATATGCACAGAAGGTTGGCTAGAGAGTTTGCAAGAATTGAATCCAAGTACTCCAATCCAATGTCGGAAGATGAAATCTACGGCTATCTGGAGGGGTTTGGCAAAATAATCCCGCAAGGTAGTCCCATGGCGGTTATAGGAAATCGCTATCAGGTTCAATCATTATCAAACTGCTTTGTAATTCCTACGCCTTATGATTCATATGCCGGTATATTAAAAACCGATCAAGAGCAAGCGCAGCTTATGAAACGTCGTGGAGGGGTTGGGTTTGATATTTCTGCTATTCGTCCCAAAGGAATTAACACCGCCAATGCAGCTCGTACTACGGACGGTATTGGCGTGTTTATGGAACGGTTTAGTAACACATGTCGTGAAGTTGCCCAGGGTGGTAGACGAGGGGCATTAATGTTAACGTGTGATGTGCGGCATCCTGATATTGAAACGTTTATTACAATTAAACGTCAATTAAAAAAAGTTACCGGTGCAAATGTATCAGTTAAACTCACGGATGAGTTTATGCATGCCGTACAAAATGATGATAATTTTCAACTGCAATGGCCTATAACTTCTGATAACCCAACCGTAACTCAAACTATAAAAGCAAAAGATTTATGGGATAAAATTATTGATTCGGCATGGGCCGTTGGCGAACCTGGTGTATTATTTTGGGATACTGTTACAAAAAGAACGCCTGCAGACATTTATGCAGAAGAAGGATATACAAGTGTTTCGACGAATCCTTGTGGTGAAATTTGTTTAAGTTCATATGATTCATGTAGACTTTTGCTATTAAATGTATTTTCATTTGTTAAAAAACCATTTACGACAAAAGCTAAATTTAATTGGAAAGAATATGAAATCATTGTACAAAAAGCTCAACGATTAATGGACAACATTGTTGATCTAGAACTTGAAGCAATTAACAAAATTATTAAAAAAATCTCAAATGATCCAGAACCAAAAAACGTTAAAGCAATTGAATTGCAGTTATGGCAGAATATTAAAAAGTTTACCCAAGGAGGTCGGCGAACAGGGCTTGGGATTACAGGCCTAGGAGATTGCCTAGCAGCTTTGGGCGTACAATATGGCAATAAAAAATCAGTTCAAATAACTGAAAAGATTTATAAAAACCTTGCATTAAATGCATATCGTTCAAGCGTACAGTTAGCACAAGATCGTGGTGCATTTCCTGCATATTCATATGAAAAAGAAAAAGATCATGAATTTATTAATCAAATAATGAATTTAGATGATGAATTACGTGAAAACTGGAAACGTTATGGTAGGCGAAATATTGCACTTACAACTACTGCACCGGCAGGTTCGGTAAGTACTCAAACACAAACCACTAGCGGAATAGAACCGGCATATATGTTAGAATATACTCGTCGGCGTAAAATTAATCCTGATGATGTTGATGTTACTGTAGATTTTGTAGATGAACTAGGAGATAAATGGCAAGAATATACGGTTAAACATCATGGCTATCAACTATGGCAAAACATAAGCGGCCAAAAAACCATAGAAGAATCTCCATACAACCAGTCAACAACAGATAGTATTGACTGGATTAACTCTGTCGACATACAGGCGGCCGCCCAAAAATGGATATGTCACAGCATAAGTAAAACATGCAATTTTCCCAAAAATACGCCTAAAGATGTAGTTGCGCAAGCGTATATGCGTGCTTGGAAATTAGGTTGTAAAGGATTTACGGTTTATCGCGAAGGTTGTAGGAGTGGAGTTCTAATAAGCAAAGCCGACACC